AAAACCCCTTTCGGGGCTTTTTTTATTCCATTTTTATAGAAGAAAGGAAATACTATGCAGACTAAAGAAAACAAGATGGGCGTCATGCCCATAGACAAATTACTGATCTCCATGTCACTGCCCATGATGATCTCCATGCTGGTACAGGCACTGTACAATATTGTGGACAGTATTTTCGTGTCCAGGATCAACGAATATGCCCTACGTGCTGTATCTCTGGCATTCCCCATCCAGAGTCTGATGATCGCTGTGGCGGTGGGAACAGCGGTAGGTATCAATGCCTTCTTGTCCAGAACCCTGGGAGAAAAGGATTTTGAGAAAGCCAATATTATTGCCAGAAACGGTATTTTTATCGCAATTGCCAGCTATATAGGCTTTGCGGTGATCGGTGCACTGATCAGCAGACCGTTTTTTGCCAGCCAGACGGAAGTTATGGAGGTGCGGGAATACGGTGTGACCTATCTGACGATCTGTTGTGTGGCGGGAATGGGTATTTTTCTGCAGACGACTTTTGAGAGGCTGTTACAGGCTACCGGTAAGACCATATATACGATGATTACCCAGTCAACCGGCGCGATCATCAATATCATTCTGGATCCGGTCCTGATCTTTGGGTATTTCGGTATGCCCCGCATGGGAATTGCCGGTGCTGCAGTGGCTACCGTGTTTGGACAGATCGTTGCCGCATCCATGGCATTATGGTTTAATCTGAAATTCAATAAGGAACTGGATATTTCCATGAAAGGATTCCATCCCAACGGTCATCTGATCGGACAGATTTATAAGGTGGGAGCCCCTTCCATCGTGGTACAGGCTATCGGTTCCCTGATGACCTATGGAATGAACCTGATCCTGGCGGCATTCGGTTCCGCCCAGACAGTGTTCGGCATTTACTTTAAGCTGCAGAGCTTTGTGTTTATGCCGGTGTTTGGACTGAATAACGGCATGGTGCCTATTATTGCCTACAATTATGGCGCAAGGCATAAGGACCGGGTTATTAGGACGATTAAGCATAGTGTGGCTTACGGTGTGGGTATCATGTGCGTGGGACTGATTGTAATGCACATCTTCCCGGCACAGCTCATGCGTATGTTTGATGCGGAGGAAAGCCTGATCGCCATCGGTGTTCCGGCGCTGGAGACCATTTCCCTAAGCTTTGTGTTTGCTGGCTTCTGTATCGTGGTGGGAAGCGTATTCCAGGCACTGGGTAACGGCGTCTACAGTATGATCGTGTCCGTGGCCAGACAGATGTGCGTGCTGCTTCCGGTGGCAAAGCTTTTGTCCTTAAGCGGTGAAGTGACATTGATCTGGTGGGCCTTTCCCATCGCGGAACTGGCCAGCCTGCTCTTAAGTACCTATTTCCTCGTAAGGATCTATAAAAAGATCATATGCCACATTGGAGAACCGGTAACGACAAGAGAGATTACAGAATAAAATAGAAACAGATGCGGCGGGGATGCTTGACAAGCAAAAGGAAGGAAGAGTATAATTATTCAAGGTCCTTTGGCAGAGAGCATTCCCGTTTGTCAAGGTTTTAAGCTAATCGTCAGATATGGCAGTTAGTAAGCGGATATGGCGGAAGTGGCAGACGCGATAGATTTAGGTTCTATTGTCAACAGACGTGCAGGTTCAAGTCCTGTTATCCGCATTGCGTAATTATGGAAGCATAGCTCAGCCGGGATGAGCGTTCGCCTCACACGCGAAAGGTCAGGGGTTCGAGCCCCCTTGCTTCCACTCGAAAAAGCTGATAAAATGGGCATTCCCGGGCAACGGGTAGTCGGATAGTAGTCAAAATAGTAGTCAAGCCTAAAACGAAAGGAGTTTTTTGCAAAGATTCCAATAATTTTATATTGAATGAAATGTGACGGATACATGACGGGTATACCGTCTTTTTTTATGCCAAAATTTAAGCATAAGGAGGGATGACCTTATGGGAAAATTCAAATTTTCAGATGAAACACTGGAACATATATTCAGCAAAGAACGTACAAGGGAAGTGCCGATTAAGTATCAATCAATCATGGTTCATGTGATCGAGGAAGTTTTAGGAGAAACGGGTAATGCTTATGAATTTCAGTCCGTTGGGACTTATGAACAAGCCGACATATCAGACACTTGATGAAGTTGAAATTGCGAAACAGATAGAATCAATGGAAGAAAGGGAGAATAGCCATGCCGCAGCCGATTATGAATCCGAACTATTTCAATCCGCAGTATAGAACACCTATGTACGGACAGTTTATGCCACAACAGGAGCAATTCCAACCACAGCAATTTATGCAACAGCCACAGCAAAACACAGTACAGATGTACGGTCGTATTGTACCGGCGCAAGAGTGCATAGCACCGAATGAGGTTCCTATGGATGGAAACACAGCATTTTTCCCAAAACAGGACCTGTCGGAGATCTATGCTAAATCCTGGGGAGCAGATGGGAAAATCTATACAAGGCTTTACAAGCCTGTTTTAGATGCAGACCCTAACAATTTACCGTCTGAAACAGAAAAGGCGAAATTTGACCTATCAGACGAAGCCACAGCGGTATTTATGAAGCGTTTCGATGAATTAGAGCAAAAGATTGAGCAGTTGAAATCTTCGCAATCGCAAAGAAAAACTCCACAATCGCAAAGAAAGGATGATGCAGATGCTTAAGTCAATGGGGAATCCGCAACAGTTTATACAAAATATGATGGGGAACAGCCAGATCATGTCTAACGACATGGTAAAAAACGCTTATGGGATGGCTCAAAAAGGTGATTTCCAAGGAGTAGAAAATCTTGCGAGAAACATCTGCAAAACGAAAGGTATAAATCCTGATGATGTAATAAGACAGATAAAAAGTCAGTTTCCTTTTTAACAGCATATTAGAGGTTTGTGCACAAAACCCGGGAGACCTCTTTATGAATAAAATTATGGAGGTAATCTAATATGTTTGAAACAAACAACAGTCCTTTTACCATGCCTGTTATTCCGGCTGCCGGAAATGGCTACGGAAATAATGGTGCATTTGGTGACGGTGGATGGCTCTGGTTCATAGTCGTAATTTTTGCGATTTTTGGAGGTTGGGGCGGTAATGGATGGGGCGGTAATGGCTCTAATTCCAGTTACTATACCGATTCTGCACTGCAAAGAGGGTTCGACACCCAGTCTATCATCGGTAAACTGGACGGAATCAACAACGGTCTGTGTGACGGATTCTACGCTGTAAACAACGGTATGCTTACCGGATTTAATGGCGTAAATACCAACATTTTACAGACTGGCTATGGAATCCAACAGGCTATCAATGCAGACACCGTAGCAGGAATGCAGAATGCTAACGCTTTACAGGCACAGTTAGCACAGTGTTGCTGCGATACCCGTGAAGCTATCCAGGGTGTAAACTACAATATGGCAACGAATACTTGCGCATTGCAGAACACCATGAATAACAACACTCGTGATATTATCGACAGCCAGAATGCCGGTACAAGAGCAATCCTTGACTACTTATGCCAAGATAAGATCGCTACTCTGCAGGCAGAGAACAACGATCTGCGCAGAGCCGCTTCTCAGGATCGTCAGAATGCTCTTCTGACTACTGCCATGAGTGCACAGACACAGCAGATCATCAACGCTGTGAATCCTGCGCCCATTCCTGCATACCAGGTTCCCAACCCTAACGTATATTACGGATGCGGTTGCAACACTGGTTGCGGATGCTAAAACTGCATATCGAGTAACTTAACCTTAAGGTTATGTCTGCTATGCAGAATTACTGACAACATGGGGCAGACTATATGGTTTGCCCCTTTGATTTTGAAAGAGAGGTATTTATTATGGCTGAATATACAGCAGTAGCATTACAGACTGTGGCAGCAGGAGCGGACGTTGCTTTTACTGAAACTGCCGTAAATGGAAGTAACTGTATCAATCATAGAGAGGGATCCGGAATTGTGAAGTTAAGAGGTATCACTAATCAGTGTCGTGCAAGATTCCTTGTAAGTTATTCCGGTAACATTCAGATTCCCACTGGTGGAACTGTTGGGGAAATTTCCCTTGCACTGGCGGTAGACGGGGAACCTTTACAGTCCACAAGAATGATTGTAACTCCGGCAGCAGTAGAGAATTTCTTCAATGTATCTGCGCAGGCTTACATTGATGTTCCTCGTGGATGCTGCAGTACGGTAGCCGTTCAGAACACTTCTACGCAAGCTATTGAAGTGCAGAACAGCAATTTGATTGCCGTTCGTGAAGCGTAGGAGGTGAAAAATCATGGATGTTAAGAGAATGCATGAAATGATTGAAAAACTTTCTGAATGCGCTAAAGCGCAGTTTGACAAAGGAATTGACAAAGTAGATACTTGCGAAATGGGAAAAGTCGTTGATATGATGAAAGATTTGTCAGAAGCCATGTACTACCGTGAGCTGACAAAAACCATGCAGGAATATGATCCGGAAGAAGTCGTGGAAATGTTTGATCGTTACGGTGACGGTGGCAGACGGTACTATGACCATTACCGCTATGCTGACGGCAGATTTGCACCTAAAGGTCGTGGAACCTACCGCAGAGGTTATGAAGAGCCACCCTATTACCACATGACCCCGGAAATGTATCACCGTGACATGGACAGAGACATGGGGCGTATGTACTACACGGAAACTTCTTCATCCGGTATGCGTGATGCAAGAGAGGGCAGAAGTGGAATGAGCCGCAGAACCTACATGGAAAATAAGGAACTGCATAAGGCTAATACACAGCAGGACAAGGAAGCTAAAGTCCGTGACCTGAACACCTACATGACCGAACTTGCAAACGACATGACGGAGATCATCAACGATGCAACACCGGAAGAAAAGACGGTACTGCGGAACAAGTTGTCTGCACTGGTAACAAAAATCGGTTAAAACACTTAAGGGGCTTATTTAGCCCCTTTTATGTTGGAGGTGGTAAGTTGTTCACGATAAATGGAATGGACTGGAATTTAAGCCGTGTACGCAGTCACAGCCCTATGCTGATGCGTTCTGACGGTACATATACGTTTGGCATGACAGACAGGAACACAAGAGACATTTACATATCAAATATGATTCATGGTAATTTCTATGACCGTGTCCTGTGCCATGAGTTGTGCCATGCGTTCTGCCTGTCCTACAATTTGACTATGGATATTCAGACAGAAGAGATTGTTGCAGACTTTTTGGCTACCTACGGAAGAGAAGTGTTTGCGCTTGCTGATGAACTGATAAGCGGATACATGGAAAGAATGGCATAGAAAAGACCCCTGTTATGGGGTCTCTTCTTTTGCACAGTCCTCTAAGTCTTTCTGAAGAATTTTAGATGCAAGGTCTGAAAGCTGTGGGAAGTATGTGATTACTTCGGAATTTCTGCATTTCCAGTTTCCGGTCGTTGCGCTGTAAATTCTCTTTGCTTCATCAAAATTATACGTTCTTCCCAAAACTTCAAGTAGGTGGTGCATATATTCCTTTGATGTAATGTCGTAGCAACGGCAGATGTAATTGATTTTGCCACGGTTGATGCAGAACCAGTCTGTTTCAAACTCTAATGTCGGCTTTTCCTCGATTGCTGTGGTTGGTTGCTGATTCTTTACCGCAAAATAAGCATCCACAAGAGCATCTTGCACTTTCCATGACAAATCATCATTAAACGGCTTCACTACTTTAAGATATCCACGCTCTGTAAGCAATGTAATACCGGCAGGAGGAATTTTGCAAAAGTGACTATCTGTCCCCTTTGAATTTCCACTGTACGTTAAACGTACCGTAGAATCTTTCGTTAGAACAAAATAATCTTTTCCAACCTCAAAGTGCTTTTTATTTCTCCTAAATGCATTTTTCGCAGTACCACTTGGTCTACGATGTACTTCATCAATATCCCTAAATGTTACAACTCTTTGACCATCATATTCTCTGACAGCCAGTTCTGTTCCCTCAACGTTTACCAGTTCCGTCATATTCTACCTCCTAAATCTGTGGAACGTAAGAACCATTCATAATACCGATTGCCAGCTTCATTCCCTCTACGGCATAGTAGTTAATAGTACTCACTTCACATTCTGAAAAAGAATCCATGAGTTCTTCAAAGACTTTTTCACTCACGATTCCCTGCAGTTTATCAAAGAACGGCTTAAAATATTCTGATGATTTATCTCCTTTTTCCGATGTGTTGATAATCTGACTTTCGAATACGATTTCTAAAAATTTGTCCATGATTTTCTTCTCCTTTTTAATTGATTTTCCCAAGAGAAGATGATAAAATGATTTTACCATCTCTTTGAGAGTGGTGGCATTAGAGCGTTGTGCTAATTGGATGTTGGGGCAACGTTCTATTTTTTTTGACCTTTCAAAAACTTAATTCCCTCTCGGATAATCTCTAATATTGAATAACCGGAAGTAGAAGAGAAATTCATTATTTCTTCCTTTTCTTCTTTTGTTACCCGAACATAAAGTCTATCATTCATAGGGTTGTCTGTTTTAGGTCTGCCTGTGCGTGGTGACATTGCGATCACCTCACTTTCTGTACGCACATTTATAATATAATAGTACGCACAAAAAGTCAAGTACTTTTTCAAAAAAATAAGAGCACCCTTTCGGATGCCCTTAAAATTACTCTATATATAATGGCATAAATTCACATTTGTTGTAACCTCTCCATGAATTTGTACTGTATCCTATTATTTTCCCATAAACAGTTATTTTTTCACCACCGGAATAATCTGTTGCATTTAATCCATAATCATTAGAAAATAGTACATTGATTTGCTCTCCCATATAGCTTTCAGTACCTTCTCTCAAAACACAGCATTTTAAGAAATTCCTTTGTAAATTGTATTCTCCAAACATTTCTTGAATATAATCATAATACATATCTTTTGCTCTTAATTCATAAAGTTCTGACACAAAAAGATTTAGTTTTACATCTTTTCCCTCTAAATCATCTTGGGAAAAAAATATATCATCATAGAATAATTCGACACATGATTCTTTGTAGTCCTCTTCTGATAAAACATTTTCCTCCTCATATTCTCCATAATTTTCATTTTCTATTACATTACTTTCTGATTGCACAACCGTAGGCTCTGTTTTAGAATCTATTTCTTGATTTGTATTTTCTCTTTGATAAGTAGGATAGCTTTCAACTGATTCATCTGGTAATTCAATAGTTTGACTTTCTGTTTCTATTACAGACTCTATACTTACATTATTTGAAACATTTTGATTTTCATCATTTTGACCACCTAAAAAATATACAAGAATTACAATTGCAGAAAAAATAATCGAAAACCATGAACCGCTGTGATTTTTATTATTTTTATCACCTTTAACAATGTCAATAATGGCTAAAATAATTGCTACTGGAATTGTAAGACCAAGAAGAGTGAACACAACAGATAGTATACTTAATATGCTTTGCTTTTTCTTTTTCTTATTTTGTTGTTCAACAATGTCAATATCAAATTTAGACATACAAGCATCACAATAACCTATTCTGTGATACACTGGAAGACCTTTCTCGTCCGTAGCCACCTGTTCCGGAACAACTCGCATTTCTTTACCACATTTGTAGCAATTCATAATATTTCCCCCTTCTAGGTTTTATTAAAAATCTCATTTTTTGAGTTTTTTTTCGTAAAAAATTTTAATGTGTTTCTTTTGATACCCCCGTAGGTCTGCATTTTCAACCGAAAATCTCGTTTTCAGAGGTTTTTGAAAGAAAATTTTTTCGTCAAAATATAATGCAAAAATTTTTAATCCCCCCTGGGTAGCACTTTTCAAGCTAAAAAATCCGTTTTCAGAGTTTTTTCACTGATTTTTTTATGCCGATTCAAGGCATGAAACGCTTGTAAGCTCCTGTGGTGCATCCGGTCACCGTGTCGCAGCTTTCGCAAGATCTCCAATAGCTGAAAGAATAGCATCGTACGCAGACCGTAGCAGCTCCGCAGATTCAGGAGACAGACCACCCCTGGCAGATTCCACATTTAAAACGATTTCCAACCGTTTTCCGGCATCCGATACGCTTTCCATTATGTCATATACATGACCGATTCCCAATTTTCGCATTTTGGCAAAATCCCCCTTGTAATATTTGATTGTACACCAAGACAACGCAAACCGTCAATATACCCGTGGATATGATCCGACCGGATCCGGCAAAAAAGCAACGCAAACAGACCGCAAAACGGCAGTATATCACCCAACACACGACAAAAAGACGGTTGAAAGCCGTTTTTTATCTGTTTTCAAGTTCAAAAATTGCCCACCGCATAGCGGCGACTGTCTCCGTGTCTTTCTCTCGCTCCGCACGCTCTAACAGCTTGTAAAGTCTTTCAAGGTTCTTTTCTTCCATCTTGGCAACCTCCTATTTTTAATTTTAGGGCAGATTCCACCCATAAAACCGCCGCCGGTAGTGATCCGGCGGGCATCCTCTGCGGCGGCTGTCAAGGTTCAAAATCTATAATTCCTAAATAAAATTGATCTTTAAAGTTATTAAAAAAATGATCTTTTAAATCTGATAATGTTTTTTCTCCATTTTTTAACGATTCAAAATCACTCAACACCATTTCATCAGTATAATTTGCATATTTATTATAACTAATTGATATCCTAAATTTTTCCCCGGATTTTACCCATCCACAACAACCGGAATTTTTAGCAACTGGATATGCACCTATCTCATATCCATATAAATCCATATAATCTTTTGTGTTTTTATCGTGCCAATCCTCTAGCTGTATTAATGTACCGTCAGGCATTTTCGATTTTTCTATAATTTTCATTTTCTCGCTCCTCCGCATTTTTCAAATTTTCCCGTTTCCGGGTAAAAGCAAGCCGGGGCACGATCCCCGGTGTAAGCCTGTCTTACTTGCTAAATTTAACAATATGATAAATTATATCAAAAGAATGGCTTAATGCTCTTGCCTGTGTGTCTAACCATTCCTCGGATCTGTTTGGTTTGTTCTCGCCGCCACAAACCTTTTTTAACTCAGACGGGCAACAGAGACGTTCGGCAATGTCACAATCATAAATCAGAGAGCAGCCGCCCCAACTGTACTGTTTCCAGTCAGCGGCGCCATTCAGTAAAAGGCTTTTTAACTCTGTTTTGTCCTGCGGAATCTCTTCAACTTCTAGAGCTTCTACAAGCTCATAAGCATAGATCTTTACACCTTTATTCCATGCGCTTCTTGCCTTGCTGTTGTTGATTGCTTCTAATAATTCATTCTTTCTCATATTGCTTTTACCTTTTCACCGTGTTATAATTGCGGTGCCTTTCTTTTTGGGTGCCGGTGTTCGCTTGGTAGGTGTCGCCGGCTTTTTTATTTGTTGAGATAACTATAACATGATATATAGCATAAGTCAATAGCGGATTATATAAAATTTATATAACAAGATATATCTACTTGTATATATACAACTATATAGCAAGTTATATATTATGTAATATAAAAAATTATATTGCAAACATATATAATATGATATATAATATGATAAAAATAAATTTACGGAGGTATAAAAAATGGCAAAAACACCAGAATACACCAAAAAAGCAGTAAGCAATTACCGGAGTAAATACGACCTTGCGCAAATCAGGCTACCAAAAGGTACACGTGACAGAGCAGATAAAAACAACATATCTATTAATGATATAGCTGTATCGGCTGTATTGGCTTATTTAGACGCTTTAGAGCGCAAGACGGACAATTTACCGCAAGAGACGGAAAAGACCGCAGAAAAGGCAAATGCAGAGCGTACAGAGGTATCCGAGAAATTCGCACTGATGCAAGCAAACGAAAGATTGCACCAACTCCAGGAGCAGAGGAGAGCAGAGCGGAAAGCATTGGAACAACCGCAAGTTGTTGACGCTGAGGAATTTCTGAAAAATATCAATAAATAATTGCAATAAACTATTGACATGTTATATAACATGATATATAATCAAGATACAAACAAACGAAAGGAGCGAACAAAATGACAGGAACACCGGAACAGATCACAGCAAAGAAAGCCGCCCGGATCGTATCGACTTGTAGAGCGTTTTTCCCGTGGTATGAACCGCAGATAAAAGACAAATTCGAGCGGCAAGCGTGGGAAGAGTTAAAAGCCAAAGTTATCCCAGAGGTGGAAAGCTACACAGATGCTGCACAACTGATAGCGGATCGGCAGAAATTCGCAGACAAAACGTTGTTGCAAAAAATATTTATCAGGGCGTGCAGCCTTCGGTCACTGGATCCGGAATACCACAGAAATTTGGTACAGAAAAAGAAACAATTAGAGGACGAGCGTTGGAACCGATTACAGGACAGGCGGAAAAGATACAGTACATATTGTTAAAAATGAAAGGTTAAAAGGTGGCAAAAATGAGAAAAACAGTAGTAAACGAGTATGGAGTAAACATTGATTATGATTTTGCGGTATCTATGATGGATGACGATTTAAGAGAGCAAATACACGGAGAGTTTGCACCGTGTACAGATCAGCAATTTTTTGACGAGTATGCAAAACGGCACGAGCAAAAATTTAATGAGGTTTGGGAGTTGGCAAAAGAAAACCCTTGTTATTAAATATTCAGCGGAGCGCAAAGGCTCCGCTTTTTTGCATTGGAGTAAAAAAGATGAAAGATAATGTACTACCGAGGATTTGCAGAACGTGCGGAACCAACTTTTTAGGTGGCCCGAGGGCGTTTTCCTGCCCGGAATGCAGGCAGGAACGAAAAAAAGAGCAACGCAAAAGATATAAAGAGCGCATCAAGCAAGGGTCTATAAATCCGCTTGGGTCTATTATACAGTGCGAGTCTTGCGGATGCGATATAATTAAATGCGGCGGTTTGCAAAGATTTTGCCCTCAATGCGCTAAAAAACATCTAAAAATAATTGACAATCAGCAATCTTTAGTTTGGAATAAAAACAATCAAGTAAAAGTCAAAAAATCGAAAAAAATATATAGCGATAAAAAGCAAGCAACCGGAATACATAAAAATAGCGGCATCCCTGGTGTTAATTGGGATACTGTAAAAAATAAATGGATTGCTTGCGTATCTGTTAATCACAGGCAAATCAAGATTGTGACCACATCAAACATAAATGTTGCAAAATCAGCAAGAGAGGAAGCACAAAAAGCAAAAGCCGAAGGAGTATTGACAGATGATTTTATAAACAAATTAAAATCAAAATATCGTAATCTATAAGCAGGTGTAACAGCCTGCTTTTCTTGATGTATTTTAACTACGTTGTTTTAACGTGCTAAATTTTGTAGACAAATTGTAGACATTTTGTAGACGCAGATTAAATAAAAGGAGATTAGATAAAATAAAGGTTAGATAAAATAAAAGTAAATAAGAGCAGAAAGACATTGTATAACCAAGTATATATATAAATACTAGAGCTGACCAGCTTCCACCATACACCCATCTGCAAAAATCACCTGTCTGTCTGTTTAAAAATCCCATTTGTCAAATTTACACGGATGATATTTTTTAATCGCATGATTTTTATTTGCTCAAGATCACCGGCAGACATACCACAATAACAAATCGTCAAATGCGTAAAAGGTTGTTGTAGATTTATAAATAGCACTTATGGTATGATAAAAGCAGTTAGGGAGCCGACGTTAACACGGTGCGAGTGACAGCGGTGCAAATCCACCCCCCTCTGGATATGCAGCCGCCCAGATTGTAACCAAGACCACCGGAGCCGACAGACCGGAAACGACAAGACGTCACTAGCTTGTCACTTTTGTAAATTTATGTTTTTTACCTGATTTGTGGAGGAGATCAAAAAACATGGGTTTATTAAGTGATGCTTAGTGATTTTTTTATTGCAGATTTTCAGGAGGTGTAGAGCGGTGCAGGACGTCAGAGAGATTCCAAACATTGACGAGATAAAAAAAAATATCCGTAAATATTTTGACGATTATTGTGCAGCTTATGACATTGATGACATGAGATCACAACGGCAGCCAGTTTTTAACGGAGCCATGCAATATATATATAATAATTATATAAGACCTAGCAATGTATTAAAAAATATACCCCAAAACGTAGTGGATAATAGTATTAACCAAATGTTAACCAACTACAATGCGTACAACATAGATCTGTTGTATGAGGTTTATTTATATCTTAGGGAGTTAGCTAATGCTTATGATATGACTGCTACAGCTGATACATTTAAGATATTAACAGGGATATCTAAACAGGCTTTAAGTGCCTGGAGGACTAAATCAAGTACATCGAGCATGGACGAGGTCAGAAAAGCTTTTGTAAATTGGTTAGATGATGCAGATTGTGATCAGCTTGTTGCTTTTAATCTACGGAATGCTCTAGGAGCAACAGAACGATTAAACAACGACCACGGAAGGAAACAGACCACACAGCAAGAGATTGTGCACAAGATAGCCAGGACAGCCGACCAGCTCCCGCGATTAGACACAGATTTTGGACAAAATAAATCAATGTTGACCGATTCCGGGGCTTATGACGATAGCAACACAGATGCAAATGAGTAGCAACAACAGCTGAAACGTGCGAAAATACTGGATAGTTAAGGATGTGACAATAAAGACTGCGTGAAAGATTAGTTTAACGCATAGTTAAAAAAGCCTTATAGCACACCGGGGGAGGGGGTCTGACAGGATCAGCGAACAGCCCCTACTTAGTCCCTCAAATTTCCTCAAAAATAAAAAAGACCAATTAAGGAGAATAGCCGTGATACCATTCATTCAAAAAGATAAGGCTATTACAAATGCTAGAAGATATTTTAAAAGATATGGATATCGTGTAGTTGGCAGTAAGACAACTAACGCCTATGTGTATGTAAAAGCTGTCAGCTATTTAAAAAATCCGGTTATTGGGAGAGTAAGTCTCAATACGGGCACAGTGGTAGCAATACTGAATGTAAATAGCTGCCCGGTAGAAATCACAGATGAAAAATACGATTAACAGGAGGAAACGCATGATTTTTTTACTCGTTATGCTATTTTGGATTTTATATACATTGCAGGCTCCTTGGTGGATGTATTTGCTATTGATCCTCCTGGGGATATGTGGAACTAAGGATTGAGGTTATAGCTTATGCAGATCTACGGAAAAGAGATTAAAGACGAATGTTCAAAATGCGGTGAAGTCCTGCAATGCGAATTGTTTCTGCAAGGCCACGGAATCAAGAGAAACCGTGAGAACGTTACGGAAATGGTTAGCTGTCAGATGAAGCATCAAAAGAGCAGACTTGATAAAGAGCCTAAAGAAGATTTGCCAGTTAAGGAGAAATGCGAATTGCCACCGGAGATTAAAGAGATTTACACAGAGGTTTGGAAAATCCATAAAGAGTGCGCTAATCCGAAAACGAATGATGACTGGTCGTATCTTATCCGGCAAGGCAATCTGCTGATTAAAATGCACAACAATAGCCAGTTTGCTAAAGCACTGGTAATGGCAATGATTGATGAAATTGAAGGAAGGACGAAGAAAAAATGCTTGGATTTATGATTTTAAAAATAATGACAACGTTGGTTTTGACAGTTTTAGCAATATCTGCTTTGTGGTATGCTCCGAAGCAGAAAACGGCATCAGACGGAGTAATTTTCTTCGCACTTGCAATGTTCATTGCATTTGGAATAACTTTCATGTGGGTATAGCATATGTGGTTACCGGAGATTATGCGAATTATCCCATATCACATTGTTGAATGGGTTAAATTCATAAAGCCATTGTTATTGCCGAATATTCTGTGTTGTGTTGGCATTGGATATGTGTCGGAGAAATCAAGGCATCAAAAGTGTATGTAGCCTGTGTGCGGGAAATGAAAAATGAAATAATGCGTTCGACAACACCAATTTTTTCAAAGTACCGTGCACAGGCGTGAAAATTTTTTTAAATAAAGCAATATAGGGTGTTTCACGAAAAAAATAATCCGGGAGCAGATGGTCTCTCTCCCGGAGTTTAGGACTATCGCCAAGCGGTAAGGCACAGCACTTTGACTGCTGCATCCCAGGTCCGAATCCTGGTAGTCCTGTTTCGCAGATGTTTTCTTCTTTCGGTCTTTGCCATCTGCGAATTGTCTTCCATACTTTTCCATTGGAGACACTCCTTTCACCTCATAGCGGAATGCTGTTAAGAGCCGTCGCAAGGCTCGTGAGGGTTTAACCGGTTTATGATAGTCCGGTTTTTGCGGAATACCGTTGTAGGTTTTAATCCGTTGGTTGTCAGTAAAGACATAAAAATCCTGCACTGCCCTTGCAGACATAAAATGGGTGTATGTGGTGACAGAATAGGTATTGTTAATGTGTAAGGCTTGATAATGGTCGGGCGGTAATACGCTGACAGACGTTCACAGGAATGCAAGCTATGTGAGGTGCAAATCCTCACTCACATACGCATCCGGTCCGCTACCGGATAGAGTGTTGGTGGCAGAATCCCACTTGAATCAAAAAAATGCCGTAAGTGTTGCTTGGTGTCCGAGCCTTAAATGTAGGCATACAGCTTATGGAAACGCACATGATCGGTTAGTCAAGTGGTAAGACACCACCCTTTCACGGTGGTAACGCGAGTTCGAATCTCGTACCGATCACTGGGATGTAGCTCAAATGGAGAGAGCAGTGTCCTTCTAAGGCATAGGCTGTGGGTTCAAGTCCCATCATCCCAACTTGCAGAAATAAAACAAAGCGTGAGATACGGTGGCGGCACAAGGTGTTTCGTAAATGTACAAGTCAGGTAAACAGCCGGGAGACACCCTACCGATAAACAGCAGAAAATCATAACGCTTGTCCCTGTTCGCAGGTGCTGACTAACTGCTGCATAATATCTGTTTCTGCAATTATTCGGTCAAATTACGCTGTCTGCAAGCAGGTGGTCTATGTTTTGGCTGAAATTCAATGCTTGCATATTGCTATGTGACATTTTAGTGCGTAGCAGAACCCGGGAAATATGCTTGCATTATGCAGATATAAGCCTAATTGGTAAGGCAGTGGTCCTGAAAACCACAAGTAGCCGGAAACGGTGTTTCGGTTCAAGTCCGAATATCTGCGTTTATCTTTATCTCCACTTAGTCTGGCACTACTGCAATAGTTCAGGTCGATGGGAGATGTATGGATAGTAGTTGCTCATTATCGGTCAACGAAAAACACTTCTGCGAGTAGAATTTGCAGATTCAAAAGTAGTCGTACATTGTTTGGGTCGGGTGGGTTCAACTCCCACGGCAACTATTTCCAAGCTAAAACGTAAGCCACATATGTTTAGCGAAAACCAAGCCTATGAAGTAGAGAACATACAAGACTGTGAGATTGTGGATAGTCAGTGACAAGTAGGCGGTGCATCTTTGTTTTGGCAAGCGCAAGCCATAAAAGGTTTTACGGTGCAATTTCCATGCATAGCTTAAGTGGAAGAGCGGCATCCGCATAGGATGTGTGTCGGAGGTTCGATTCCTTCTGCATGGGTTATGGAGGAATTTTTCATGAATGCAGAGATCATTGGTAGCTATAAAGATATTCCAGCAGTAATATTTGAACCAGAAAAATATGATATGTACGAGCAAATTTTTAAAACGGAGATGGTGAAACATCGTTGCCAACACTGCAACCGCCTGTTAGGTAAATTTAACGGACAGGCTGAAATCAAGTGCCCAAAATGCGGGAAAATCAATAGAATAGGGGTGAAATGATGAGTGATTTAAAAATATTTACCAAGAATGTTGAACAGGAAGCAGTAGATCAGATTGAATTATTGCTTGCGCAGGATGCATTCAAAGATTGCAAGGTTCGCATCATGCCGGATGTTCATGCGGGAAAGGGATGTGTTATTGGGTTTACTGCGGATCTTGGAAACAAGGTCATTCCGAATATTGTTGGTGTGGATATCGGATGCGGAATGCTTTGTGTAAGCCTTGGACAGAGAGACATTAACTTTGATGAACTGGATAACGTGATTCGATCTTATGTTCCAAGCGGAAGAGGTGTGCATGAGGGAAGGATCCTAAGATTTGAGGAATTGCAGAATTTGAAGTGCTACCGAGAATTGAGAGATACCAAGCGCATTGAACGTTCTATCGGTACTCTCGGTGGCGGTAATCATTTCATTGAAGTTGATGTTGCGGAAGAGGGTTATAAGTATTTGGTTATCCATACCGGCAGCCGCAATCTCGGAAAACAGGTGGCAGACCACTATCAGAATCTTGCATTTGAACTTATGAGCGGAAAAGATAAATTGTATGAAGAACAGGACAGACTTATCAAAGAATACAAAGCGGCCGGAAGAAAATCTGAAATTCAAAATGCAATAGCAGAATTGCACAGGAATTTCAAGGCGGTTAATCCGAATATTCCAAAGGATTTGTGCTACTTAGAGGGCAAATACAGGGAAGATTATCTGCATGACATGAGAATTTGTCAGAAATTCGCCTACATAAACCGTGTTATGATCGCTCAGATTATATGCAATCATATGGGATGGGGCGTTGATGCCGATATGCCGGATTACTTCGAATGCATTCATAATTATATCGACCATGATTCAAATATTGTCCGTAAAGGCGCTATCTCTGCCAAGAACGGAGAAAAGGTTCTTATCCCCATCAATATGCGTGATGGATGCATTATCGGCACTGGCAAAGGAAATGAGGATTGGAATTGTTCTGCACCGCATGGAGCCGGTAGAGTAATGAGCCGGACAAAAGCCAAGGAATTAGTATCGTTGGAAGAGTTTGAAAAGTCAATGGACGGAATATATACAACTTCCGTCAATCAATCTACAATAGATGAATCTCCAATGGCATATAAGACATTGAATGAAATTGTTGAGAATATCAAAGATACAGTTGATGTGTTGACAATTATCAAACCGGTATACAATTTTAAGGCAAGTGAATAAATAAAAAGAGCACCAGTCGTAGAGTGCCTACGCAGAGAGCCAAATTTCCAAAATTTTAGGGAAGGAGGCTCTTTTATATTGGCAAGTCAGAGCCTTATCACGGCAGTAAACAGCTATGACAATTACATACAGCGCAAGGGAATTGATGAACAGGTCATTGATGCGTACATAGAAGCCTGTAAGGTGGCAATTAACAGTGAAAAGGATATTCAGTACGGATTACAACTTACAGAGCGTTCCAAGGGCATTGTAGAACGTTTTTGCATGGATAGGACAGGCGGCTCCATATGGGATTTGGAAAAATACTCATTTGCGAATAAAACGCATTATGCACTTACGGACAAATTGTATGATGTACTTTTATTGGAAGCACAAAACAAGATTGTTGACAGCGCATATCGGTATTTGGAGAAAAAAAGAGAGCCTAAAGAGCGGTTTTATATGCCACGCAGAAAGCAATTTCTGAAAATCGGATTAATGGACGCTATTCAAGGAATGATTGATGATAGATACGACATTTTGTGCGTGTCACTTATCCCTGGTGCGGGAAAAACCACGGTGGAAAAAATGCTGAATGCGTTAGTTGCCGGATGGTTCCCTAGAGATTTCAACCTATTTTACTCCCATAGCGGAGATATTACACGTATGTACTATGACGGTGTCTACGATATTTGTACAAATTCTGACGAGTACACCTGGAATGAAATTTTCCCAAATCTTTCTGTTACCAGTACTAACGCAAAAATGGAGCAGTTTAACATCGGCAAATATAAACCATTTCCATCAGTTCAGTGCACATCCGTAGGAAGTAAAAATGCTGGTAAAGTACGTGCATCAAAGTTTTTGTTCGTAGATGACATGATCGGTGGAATTGAAGAAGCTATGAATCCTATAATTCTGGATAAACTGTGGGACAAGTATGCGGTAGATGCAAGACAAAGAAAGACACAAGATACTGACGGAAAGAATTGCAAAGAGATCCATATTGCTACCAGGTGGAGCGTAAACGATGTAATCGGTCGGATCCAAAATATGTATGAAGGGAATCCGAGAGTAAAAGTAATTGCGGTTCCTGATATTGACCCAAAAACAGGATTAAGCAATTTTGACTACGAATTTTCCGGATTTACGGTTGCTTTTTTTGAAGATCAACAATTACTCATGGATGAAATCTCTTATAGGTGTCTTTACAAGCAGGAGCCTATTGAACGTGAGGGATTGTTATTCCCGGAAGAAAAAATCAGACGTTATCTTAATCTGCCACATGGGGAACCGGAAATTATTACCGGGCAATGCGATACCAAGGGAAAAGGAACCGACTTTTTTGTTCTTCCGGTATTGCAAAAGTACGGAGAAGATTATTACTGCGTTGATTGTGTGTGTGACAACACAGCAGATTACGAAATGCAGTATGAAAATGCGGCAAATGTACTCGTCAATAATAAAGTGCAAGAGTGCGAATTTGAGCGTAATGCTGGTGGTGACCGTGTGGCAATGGAAGTAAATAAACGTGTAGAGAGTAAAGGTTGGATATGCAATATCACTGATACTCCCACAGAAACAAACAAGGAAGCTAGAATCTTTCAGTGTTCTAACTGGATATTACAACACGTTATTTTCAAGGATCCGTCTCGTTACAAACCGAATGAACCATACGGAGTAATGATGTCACTGCTGAAAAGATATTCTGTATCCGGAAAAAAACAGTTAGATGATGTGCCTGATGTATTTTCAAACTTTGCATTGCGAATTACAAACGGAAACAGGGTAGCAAAAGTAGAAGCAATTCAAAACCCATTCTCTTTCGGACGGAGGTATTGATATGACAACCAAAGAATATTTAGGGCAGATAAGCCGCCTTAATCGGATGATAAATAATAAACTCACGGAAATCGCACAACTCAAAGATATGGCGGTAAGCATATCTGCTCCGCAAAGCGGTGAAAGGGTACAGACTACACCGAATTTTGACAAAATTGGAACAAGATATGCCAAAATTGATGAAATGGAACGTAAAATAGATGGCATGGTGGACGAACTTGTCGATAAAAAAGAGAAAATTATACAGCAAATAGACAGCATGGAAGATGAGAACACATACAATATTCTGTTCGCAAGGTACATCGAAAAGAAAACTTTTGAAGTGATTGCAACAGAAATGAAATATTCATGGAGACAGGTTGTCAGACTTCACGGAACTGCATTGAAACAGTTTGAAAAGAAATACGGAGAAGGGTATTTGAATGAACAATGTCATTGAATGTCATATATAAAAAATGGTAATGTTAAACTGACGAAAATATTTAAGATGCTTTCTAATCCTCCTAAAAGGCAAACAGCCGGGAATACCGTCTACGTTATGTGGGCGGTATTTTTGTGCGCAGAAAAGAGGTATTTATGATTTTTAACAAAAAAAATAGAGTGTACTGTCCGGGATGCGGACGGTTGGTCGGTGAATGTAGTGCAAAATCTCATATCGACAAGACATATAAGTGCCGGAATTGCGATAAGATGGTTGTTTATCATACGGAGACCGGAGAACGTGAGATCAAGAAACTTCCACAGAGAGATCAGAGCAGCGGAATGACATTTATGTAGGTGAAAATATGAACACTATGAAATTTCAAGACCTTGTAAAGGGTTGTCACGGTAGAAAAATTGCATATACGGATGTGGAGCAGATAACCGAAGACAACATTGTAAAGGTTATTTGTGATTGCATCGGTGTTTTTAATTACAATAAGTCAGTTATCAAGTACTTGTGGGAGTACTACAAAGGAGATCAGCCGGTACTATACAGAACAAAGCTGTCAAATGAGGATATAACAAACAAAATCGTTGAGAATCATGCTTATGAGTGGGTACAGTTCAAGGTCGGTCAGACTTACGGCGAGCCTATTCAGTTTGTTAGCAGAAAAGATGATGAAGCTGTAAATAAAGCAGTAGATGAACTAAACGATTATTTAGCGGATGCAAATAAGCACGAGAAAGACATAAAAGCTGGTGAATGGCAGTCAGCAACCGGAACATCATTCAAAGCTATTCAGATAGTAAATGGTGAAGTACCTATCCGTGTGGTTGCACCTAATCCTCTGAACACGTTTGTTATTTACAACCGTAGTTCCGAAGAACCGATTTTAGCAGTCCAAGAATTAAAGGACGAAAACGGAGAATGGTATAAACTTTGCTACACAGAAACGCATGAATGCAAAGTAAAGAACAGTTCCGTTATTGCTGATTCATGGAAGTTACATGGTTTTGGCGGCATTCCTATCGTGGAATTTCCAAACAACCATGAACGTTTATCTGATATTGAACTTGTTATAGACCTGCTGGATGCAATAAATAATACGCAGTCTAATAGAATGGACGGCATAGAGCAGTTTATTCAGGCATGGTACAAATTTGTAAACTGTGAAGTTGATGAAGAACAGTTCAAAAAAATGAAAATGAACCATGCATTGGTTGTAAAGTCCATTAACAAGGATAACAAGTCTGATGTTGATGTAATGTCGCAGGAACTTGACCAAACGCAGACACAGGTATCTAAAGACGATTTAACAGACAGCGCACTTTCAATTTTGGGAATACCAAACAAACAAGGAAACACTGGCGGTGATACGCAGGGTGCGGTCGAGCTGAGGAACGGATGGGATTTCTCAAAATCAAGAGCAAGGCTTAAAGATCCGGTTGTTAAGACAGCAGAGAAGAGACTGGCCAAGGTTGCGCTGAATGTTATCCGCATTAAGAAAGAGGATTTGAAAATCAGTCTTAGAGATTTTGATGTGCAGATCAACCACAGTCCACAAGACAATATGTATACCAAGTCACAAACATTGCTGCAGCTTTTGCAGTGCGGTATTCATCCTCTTATTGCAATCAAAACGGTTGGACTTTGGGGAGATTGCGAAAAGACTTTCAACCTTTCCAAGCCTTACCTTGATGCTTTATGGAAAACTGCTGACATTATCAACATGGAAGAGCAGATGGCAAAAGCACAGGAAATAGTAAAACAAATGCAAAATAAGACAGTTGCCTAGAAATAGGTAGCTGTTTTTATTTTATAAAAATTCGCAAAGCCGTGAGCGTACAAATCGGCAATGTCACTCGGTGTCGTTGCACCGTAAAAAAACGTAGGACATAACGGAGGTAATTTATGAAGAGAGAAGATTTAGCGGCAATGGGATTAACTGATGAACAGATTGAAAAGGTTATTGCCGAAAACGGCAAGGATGTTCAGGCAGCAAACGCAAAAGCAAACAAAAACAGTGAAGAGTTGACAAGACTGCGTGAGTTGGAAAAGGAATACACAGCCATGAAAGATAAGGATTTATCCGATTCGGAAAGACTGCAAAAAGACCTTGATTCTGCAAATGCAAAAATCGCAGAACTTGAAAAGACACAAGCTATTGCGAATCAGAGAAGCAATGCGGCATCCAAGTTTAACATTTCTGCTGAACAGGCATCACAGGTTATCAAGGATGACGGCAGTTTTGACTACGAAGTACTCGGAAAAATTATCTCTAATAAAGAGACTGCTGCGGCACAGGCTAAAGAGCAGGAAATCGCAAACGGAACCACAAATCCGGGCGGTGGTAGTGCTGGCGGTGGCGGTAAAGAAAAAACAGCGGACGTAGAAAACGCTGAAAAAATCAGCTTTGGAAGCAATTCAGCAAGCGAAGAAGCAAAAAACCATTATGTTTTATAGGAGGTAAAAAGAATGGGTAAGCCTATTACTAGAGACTTTACACAAAGTAAAGGTATTTTGAAGTTTTTCCCTTATGAGGGAGCAGCCTGCATCGTAGAACAGAGCGGTGTGAGTGCAGGAACTGACGGAAGAAAAGTTGTACCTGCTGGTACACCGTATCCGTCTAATGACGCAAAGTGCGTAGGTTATCTGCTTGAAGATGTAGATGTAACTATGGGTGATGCACCTGGCACTTATGTATACCAAGGAACTATTGATTGGGAGAAGGTAAAGTCCTTAGCCATCGCAGATGCGGCAAGAAAAGTAACACCGAGAGTAACTTTTTACGGTGCTGAACCTATTGTAGAAGCGTAAATAACAGGAGGTATTAACTATGGCATTACCATTAAGCGAAGCATTTACAGCGAGAAGTCTCGGTGTAATGTGGAATAACTATGAAAAAACTTTAGGTTCTGCGCCTTACCTTGGCAGACAGAAATTTGGCACAAGAAAGCAGGACAGTCTCGACCTTAGATTCATTAAGGGAAAGAGTGGTCTTCCTGTTTCTCTGAAAGCATCTAATTTTGATGCACAGGCAGAGTTAAGAGATGTTGGAGGATTCTCCGACATTCAAAACGAAATGCCTTTTTACCGTGAATCCTACATGGTAACTGAAAAAGAAGAACAAGAATACGCAAATTACCAGAATGCAGAGAATGCTTCCCTTGCAAATAATGTTCTTCGTGAAATCAGTAAAAAGCCCATGATGCTAATTGAAGGAGCAAGAGTTGTTCCGGAGAGACAAATCTGGCAGTTGCTTGCACCGGCAGACGGCATTCCCCGTGTACAAGTCACTATCGGTGGTAAGAGCTTTTATGTTGATTACACTTCCGATGCAGGAGTTGAGCATAAGAAAGACCATTTCGTAGAAATTTCCGGAGAGAGTGATAAGTGGAACGTTCCGGCAACCGCAACACCGCTGGATGATCTGATTGAAACCAGAAGAAACTTCGCAAAGAAGACTGGTTATTCCCTGACAAGATTTACCATGAACACCGAGACGTGGGAAATGGTTCTGAAAGCAGAGGACACCAAGAAGCAGGTTCTAGGAATCACTGCTTACAATGGTGGAATCCGTTTACAGCAGTCTCAGGTTACTGAATATCTGCGTGGATACGGAATTGAGATTGAGGTGTATGACAAGTTGTACATTGATCCTGCAGACGGTCAGACAAAGTACTTCGTACCTACTGGTGTTGTATCCGCTCAATGCGCTGGCGTATATCTTGGTGATTATGTCTTTGGCAGAACTCCGGAAGAGAGAAGCGGAAGTATTACTGATGGAAACCTGTCTATTGTTGAGACTGGTATTTCCGTGTACACATACGCTACTAATCATCCTATCAATACTCATTGCGTAGTATCCATGATTGGTCTGCCTACGTTTGAGGGAATGGACAGTGTGGTAGTAATGAAAGTTGCGTAGGAGGTCTGATATGATCGCAAGATATATGACCAAAATTGGCGGCAAGTGGTTTTCTCCGGGAAATGAAATCCCGGAGGAAACTGTCACAGAAGTAAAAAATGAAATCCTGGAAGAAACCGCATACACTAAGACGGAAATCAACCGTATGTCTACGGCAGACTTGCAGAAGTTAGCCGCAGAACACGGTGTTGCCGGTGCGGAAGAAATCAGCGGTGCGGAACTGAAAAAGATTCTGATTGAAAAGTTTGGATTGTAGAGGTAAATCATGGCAGATTACACAACCTTAGAGCAAGTAAAAATCAGATTGAAACAATTTCATATTGATGAAAAAACTTCTAAGGTTGTGTTTGATGTCCTTGAAGATAATCCTCTGATTGATCAACTTATCAGTCAAGCGAAAGCTGACATTGTGGCAAAAAGAATGTACCCGGACAGCTACACGGAACAAAAAATTGCAGAGGACTTGAAGCGGTTTGAGAGCGTGATTGTGAACGTGGTTGTGTATGACCATTCACAGGCTGGAGAAAACTTCATGGCAAATTACTCTGAAAACGGTGTGTCGAGAACATGGAGAGACCGTGACAGTCTGTTCGTAGGTGTATTCCCATTTGCCAAAGTGCTGTAAAAGAAGATTGTGCGTGACCATTTTGTTGACACTAACAAAATCGTTGCAGGCGGCACACTTTAAGGGTGGTGGGCGGTGTGCCAACAATAAGTAACAGGAGATATGAAATGAAAGATTTTTTATTACAGACATACACTATTGTATTGCCTATTTTATTAGGATATATTGTCTGGCTCCTTAAACAACAAAAGAATGACAGGGATGCAAACAGTAAGGGAACAATGCTTCTTTTGCGTGTTCAACTTATTGAGTATCACGATAAGTACATGAAGTTGGGAGAAATTCCTAGTTATGCGTATGAGAATTTTGTAGAGATGTACAATGCGTATCATGCGTTAGGCGGAAATGGAATGGCTACCAAAATGTACGAGGAAATCAAAGAAATCAGATTGAAGAATGGAGGTAAAGAATAATGGATTTTTCACAAGTAGGAACTTGCGTTGCAATCGTAGTTATCTGCTATCTTGCCGGTATTGGAGCGAAGCTTATTCCGGTTATTAAGGATAATTACATTCCGGTTGTTGTCGGCATTGTAGGTGGCATTCTCGGAGTAGTAGGAATGTATGTTATTCCGGATTTCCCGGCAAATGATGTGCTGAATGCGATTGCGGTCGGCATTGTTTCCGGTTTGGCAAGCACAGGAGTAAATCAGATTTACAAACAGGTGAAAAAAGATGCTTGAAGCAAATAAGCAAAAAATGAAGTATTCCAAACAGGGTGAGAAAGTCACAATCTACGACCGTGACGAAAATGGAAACATTAAGTACATCGAGGTTGACGGTGAAAAGATTCCAGTAGTTTTGAGAGAAGCTATCGAATTTTCTGACCCTGTTCCTTTTTCTGCCAATATCAGCAATAAACTGTCGGAAGTACTGGTAAAGGAATTTGGTATTGATGATTCCAGTTCGTATTGTCAGATTGTGACCGACAAAGGCTATTTGCCGATTAAGTCAGGGGATGTTATCTGGAAGAAGTCGGAAGTAGGTCGTGACGATGACGGACTTGTTGACAGCAAGACTGCGGACTATGTTGTCAAAGGCGTTGCAGATGAAGGGCTGACAGCAGATTTATTTTTACTGCAAAAGACGGTGAAGTGATATGGGAAAGACAATCAACATCAATCTGTTTGACCCAAAATCCATACAAGCGGCTGTAAAGGCTCTTAAAGACTATGAAAATAGCTTAGAGTATAAATGTAGGCTACTGGCTGAAACACTGGCAGAAAAGGGTGTAGAGATTGCTAGAGTGCAGATTGCTGACCTTGATGCTATCTTTACGTCGGAACTTTTGCAAAGCATTAATGCGGAATACGTTGGCTCCGTAAATGGTGGCGGTGTTTGGGCGGTGGTTGCCGGTACAGACCATGCGGCTTTCGTAGAGTTTGGTACTGGTATTGTCGGTAAGCAGTCACCATATCCTTATCAATTACCGGAAGGTGTAACATGGCAATATGCAAGTGGGAAAACCATACGTCAACTTGCAGACGGAAGATACGGCTGGTTTTATCCGGCAGATGACGGCAAGTGGTATTTCACCGAAGGTATGCCTTCAAGACCATTTATGTACCTGACTGCAATAGAAATTCGTGAAATTGTATTACAGACAGCAAAGGTGGTGTTTGGAAATGGCGGTTAATGAATATCAATGGGTATCAGACTTTAAAGTCAAGATTGCATCATACTTGAAAATGAAAATACCGCAGAGTCATCCTAAAGCGTATGTAACGGACAAAAGCAAGGACTTATCAGAACCCACATTCCCCACAGTTTACTTTCATGCTATGCCGTTCACAGAGACAGGACAAGACCTTGAAGGACGGTCTATCAACGGAATCACAGCATCGTACCAGGTGGATGTGATAACCAACAAGAGTCAGGAAGAAGCTGAAGCTATCATGGCTACGGTTGCCGGACTTTTCAAACGTCTGCGATTTCAGATAACTTCTATGCCGGAGTTTAATAATACTTCGCAGAACACATACAGAAGCACAGCACGGTTCAGACGAATTGTTGGTGCTGACGATACATTGTAACTATTAGAGCCAAACGGCTCTATTTTTTTATGCAAAATTAAGGAGGTATTTATCATGGCAGCAGCCGGAATTTCTACTTTAGGAATTACTTTCGGATATGGTACAGAGACAACAGCCGGAACAAAACCTACGAGTTTTAAACAACTTACAAGAATAAATGCTATCGGTGGCATCAACATTGAACCGGAGCAGATTGATGCTTCCGCACTGGAAGATGCGATCACTAGATATGTAAAAGGTCGTGCAGATACTGGTGGATCTTTTGCAGTCACAGTCAACTTTACATCAGATACCGTGGATGAATGGACTACACTTATCACAGCCTACAAGGCTCTTACTGGTGGAAAGAGAATGTGGTTTGAAACTGTCATTCCCGGAGAAGAGAAATCTTTCTTCGTTGTTGCACAGCCGCCTGAGCAGATTCCACAGCCAGAGATCGGACAGAATGAACTTCTGACGATTGAAATGAATCTTACCATTGAGGAATACAAGGGATTGGACGCTACCGTTGAACTAACAACGGGGGAATAGCAAGTCAGTCAGAAACAAATAACACTGCCGTGGCTGACTTTGATGAAGCGGTAGACGAACCATTGATTTAAGCAAAAGAGAGCCGTCTTCGGGCGGCTCCTTTCCAACAAAATGTTGGGGAAAGGATATGTTTTTATGAAGAAGATTTTAGTTAATGATGTTGAATATACTTTAGAGTTTGGGTTCGGTGCTGTGGAGTGCAAGGATTTGATTCAAAAGATGTTTCTTATGCTTTCCGGTGGCTATGTAGCTAAAAAAGCAAAAAATGTACAGAAGCCCACACCAGAAGAAATTGTAGATGGTAGCGGATATATGCTTGCAGAATTTCCTCATGTATGCAAAACGGCTTTTTATGCTGGTCTTATCGAAAACCACGAAGGTATTACACCGGATGAATCCAATGCTTTAATGAAAGAATACATGAAAGCAAACGGTCTTTCTTTTGTGAAGCTGTATGGAGAACTGACAGACTGTATGAAAGAAGACGGTTTTTTCGAACTGTCGGGTCTGACGGAAATGATGACGCAGACCAAGGAAGAAATGGAGAAAGAGGACAGCAAGGTAACGAAGATGCCACAGGATCACAAGAAGAAATCGACTGGCACAAAATAATATGGGAAGAATATTTTCCATTTGCTTTTTCCATGGGGATCTCGATAGAAGAGTTCAAACATCTGAATCCTAAAAAATTAGAGTGGTGCTACAAAGGATATAAACTAAAAAAAGAGGAAGAAGATAGGAACTCATGGCAACGTTGGGGAAATTACGGAATATCTGCATTAATCTTTGCTGTAGACCATTGCTTAAACGGCAGAAAAGCACAATCGAAGTATATAGACAAGCCTATTATGGAGCGTGTTGAAACTGCTAGCAACGAAAAGGAATTGAAAAAACAAAGAAAGGCATTTCTTGCAGGACTTATGGCAATGCAGGCTAATTTTGAATTATCACATCCAAAAAAGGAGAAATAAACATGAGTTTAACAGGAATTGATGTGTCCTCATATCAGGGGACGATTAACTGGTGGGCGGTAAAACAGAACGGTATTGATTTTGCTATTTTGAAAATCATCCGCAAGGATTTGAACCCGGACAAGGAGTTTGAAGAGAACTGGAAAAATTGTGAAGCATACGGAATGAAAGTGCAAGGCGTGTATAACTACAGCTATGCTACCACTGTATCAAAGGCACAATTTGCTGCTGAGAGAGTGCTTATTATTCTTGGAAACCGTAAGCCTATGGTTTGGATGGATGTTGAAGATGCCGTGATGAAGAATCTCGGTAAGAATCTGATTCCAATTATCAATGCTTACGGCAAGGTTATCACAGACGCAGGATTGCCATTTGGTGTATACACTGGGGAAAGTTTTTATAAGACATACATTAAGCCTTATGGCGGTGTGAGTTATCCTATGTGGATCGCACGGTACGGCAAGAATAACGGCAAGTGCGATGTGAAATATCAACCGCAAGTACCGAACATGGTAGGCTGGCAGTATACTTCTAAAGGTCGTGTAGGCGGCATTGTAGGAAACGTGGACATGAATGTATGGTACAAGGAATTAGAAGCCGTACAGGGCAATACGAAAGCGTACAGCAACCCTTACGCAGAACCGACAAGACTGTTGAAGAAAACAGTTCCTTGCATGAGAGGTGATGATGTGCGGTGGTTGCAATTTTCACTTATTCATCATGGTTGCTTATCTGCGGTGAATGCAAAGGGAAAGAGCAACATTGACGGAATTTTAGGTAAAGACACAGCAACGGCAATCGGAGTATTCCAAAAGAAAGTCGGAATCAAGGTTGATTACAAGTGCGGTGCGGTTACGAGAGAATATCTTAAGAAATAATTTTAGGAACGGTAGGTGTCAAAGCTTACCGCTCTTTTCTTGGAAGTGGTTGACACTTCCTTTTTTTTATTGCGGTAAAGGCGGTGCGGTATGGCAGATATTGATATTGATAATCTTCAAATAAAAATAAGTGCGGATGCGAACAAAGCCAGTAGTGCACTGAATAAACTTGCAAACAGCCTTACGAATTTTCAGAGAAGCTTGTCCATTGATACGTCCAAACTGACAAGTATTTCCAACAGCATACAGAGTATTGCAAATGCCGCAAATTCCATGAATACGAGTGGAATTAAGAATATCTCCACACTGACAAATTCTATTAACAGAATGGGGAAAATAGATACAAGCGGATTAAGCAGAATTTCATCCGCACTGAAGACTTTTTCTGCTGATATGGCAGGAACCAAAGTAGATGGAGTAGGGGATATTGCAAGCATAGCATCGTCAATTTCAAGACTTGGCGGTGTGGCATCCGGCAGAGCGATTACGAACATTCCTTTACTGGCAAAGAATTTGAAGCAGTTATTCACCACTCTGTCTACCACACCAAACGTAAGCGAGAACATTATCCGCATGACAAACGCACTGGCAGGACTGGCATCTACTGGTGCGGCATCAGGTCGGGCTGCAAACTCTTTAGGCAGAAATCTGAACACTTATACGGCAAGTGCAAAAAGAGCCACGAAGAGCACATTCAGCCTTGCAGCGGCTTTCGGAAAATTCTACGCAACGTATTTCCTTGTTATCCGTGGAATTAAAAGCCTGTGGAAATCCATAGAGGGAACTACGGACTATATTGAAGCATTTAACTACTACACAGTTGCTTTCAATAAAGTCGGCAAGGAATGGGGCAAAGACTTTGAAAAATTCGGTTACGACAATGCAGAGGATTATGCGCAGAGTTTCGGAAATCGTGTAAATGAACTGCTTGGTAAAATGTCCGGTCTGAAAGTAGATGTAGACGGTGGATTGATTTCTGAAAGCGGAATGAAAAACCTGGGATTAAATTTACAGGAGATTACCCAGTATGCTTCACAGCTTGCATCTATCACCAACTCTTTAGGGCAGACCGGAGAAGTCACTACGGCAATTTCAAAGTCTATGACAATGCTTGCCGGAGATATTTCTTCTCTGTTCAACGTAGATTTTAGCACGGTTGCAACTAACTTGCAGTCGGGCTTAATCGGTCAGTCAAGAGCATTGTATAAGTATGGTATTGATATAACAAATGCCACTTTACAGACTTATGCTTACAAATACGGAATTGAAAAAGCTGTCTCCGAAATGTCACAGGCAGAGAAACAGCAGTTGCGCTTGCTGGCAATCTTAGATCAGTCCAAAGTGTCATGGGGAGATTTGGCTAACACAATCAATTCACCCAGCAACATGATTCGCCAGTTCACAAACAACGTGAAAGAAGCTGGCATGGTTCTAGGTCAGTTATTTATTCCAGTATTGCAGAAAGTACTTCCTGTTATCAACGGTGTCGTAATTGCGATTAAGAGACTGCTTGTCAGTGTGGCAAATTTACTGGGAATCAAGATTGACTTTTCGTCATTCGGTCAAGGTTTATCCGGGTACAATGAGGATTTGGAAGATACGGCAGATGCACTGGATAAAGTGGGAACAAGCGCAAAAAATGCTCAAAGCGGAATCAGAGCATTTGATAAATTGAAAGTTATTTCCACACCAAAATCCAGTGGTTCCGGAAGTGGTGCTGGTGGAGCAGGAATTGACCTTACCAAAGAAATCATGGATGCTACTGCCGAGTACGAGAAAGTATGGCAAGAAGCATTTGACAAGATGCAGAACACGGCTATGGGCTGGGCTGATAAGATAGAAAAACTTCTTGAGCCTGTGAAAAAGTTATTCAAAGATTTATTCAATGGTGATTTCTTCGAAGCAGGACAAGATTTATCCGGTATTGTCACAGGGATATTTAACTGGATGTCCGATGCTATTGCATCTGTAGACTGGTATCAGATTGGTCAAAACATAGGACAGTTTCTTGCTGGTATTGACTGGACTGCTGTATTTACATCTGCCGGAAACTTTATAGGACAAGCAATTACAGCGGCAATCGAACTGTGGAAAGGAAGTTTCGATGCTGCACCAATCGAAACCACGATTCTGACAGCAATAGGACTTTTGAAATTCACTGGCTTGGGAGATATTCTGTGGAAAGCAATAAAAGATTCTATTGTCTTGTCAATGGGCGGTAAGGCAGGAGCAGGAATCGGAGAAACAATTCTCGGAAGTCTATTAGGAACTGGAGCGGCAACAGGAGCAGGGGGAGCGGCAGCAGCAGGAGCAACCGGATTGTTTGGTGGTATTAGTGCAGGAGCAGTAGCGGCAACAGCGGCTATCACAGCGGTTGTAGCAGGACTTGCGCTTGTATATGCGACAAACGAGGATGTTAGAAATAGTTTCAAGGAATCAATTTCAGCCATTGCGGATAACCTAACTCCTGCAATGGAGTTTTTGACAACAACGGTTATACCAGATTTACAGAATGCATGGACAGGGCTTGTAGATGTGCTTACTCCGATAGGAGAATTTTTGAAGACTGCATTCACAAGCATATGGCAGGATATGCTAAATCCCGCATTAAAATATGTTGGTGAAGAAGTGCTTCCGAAATTGCAAAGTGCTTTTGAAAATCTTTGGAATGGAGTGCTTGTTCCGTTTGGAACATTCCTTGGAAATATCTTAAAGCCTGCAATTCAAATTGTTACTGATATACTTACGGTACTTTGGAAAAATGTAGTAGTTCCTTTGGCACAAGCATTAGGAAGTGTTTTAGGAGCTGCATTTGATGCGATAGTCGATACCATGAATTTTCTGGTAGAACAAGTAAAACCAGTAATAGAAGTATTCAACTTCTTATGGGACAATGTTTTATCTCCCATAGTCACTCATTTGTGGGAAGATTTAAAACCTGCTTTTGAAACTGTTTTTAACGCAATAGGTAATATTATCAAAAACCTTGGAACAAAATTAAAAGGACTAATTAATTTTGTTTCCGGTGTATTTACTGGAAACTGGAGAAAAGCATGGGACGGAATAAAAGACATTTTCAAAGGAACATTTAACAACCTTGTATCCATAGCAGAGGGATGCGTAAATCTGATTATTGATGGAATAAACGCTTTTATTGATGGTTTTGGTCTGATTAGTGGCATATCTGAAGCTATAGGAATAAGCTTCAAGCCAGTACAAATACCTAAAATAAGTATTCCTAGATTTGAAACTGGCGGTTACGTTCCAAGCCGATACACGATGTTCATGGCAGGAGAGAACGGCGTACCGGAGATTGCCGGGACAGTAGGCGGCAAGACAGCGGTTGCCGGTGGAGTTGAAATCACTGGAATCAAAGATGCTATTAATTCCACGGCACAACAGGAAATTGCACTTCTAAAACAAAATAATCAGCTACTGCAAGGAATCCTTGAAAAAGAGTTTGGAATAACAACAGATCAAATTGGAATTGCCGCAAGACAATACGGTCAAGAGCAATTTAACCAAAAACACAAGAATGTATATGTATTTTAACACAGACAGCACTCTGAATGGGTGCTGTCTATCTTTATTGAAAAAAGGCGGTGAGCGTATGTCAGCATATCAAGGATGGCTTTTAAGAATTGGAGATTACGTTATTGACCAGTCAAGATTTATAGCCGCTGAAAGTTATCAGCCGGCTGTAAATATGCAAGATGTAGACCCCTGGACTGATGCAAATGGATACGTACATAGAAATGCTGTGGAGCTAAAAGCATTAAGTGTTGATTTTTCCACACCTGCGATGCTGACAGATGACGATTTGCAAGAACTTCTATCCGGAATACGAAGAAATTTTATTAATGCAACGGAACAGGGATGTAATATCACGGCATACATTCCATTTTTAGGTCAATATGTCACGCAATATGGATATATGGCTGATATAAAGCCTACAATCTACGGAACTTATGACGGAGAGATTAAATACAATCAGATAGAATTTTCATTTGTCGGAGGTGTAGCGAATGAGTAACTATACCTATGCGGATTTGTTTGATAAAAGCGCATCCAAAAAGGAAATCACGATTGAAACAGAGGACAAGTCTGTAAAAATCACCAACAGCGAAATCCATTTTGAACAGTTTGAATTAAAAGAAATCCTATGTGATGATGATTACCTTACCTTTGGACAGTGCAATGCATCACAGTTAAAATTCAAAATTTCCAACGTGTTCACAAGCATGGTTGGGAAACAGATAAATGTTTCTGCTGTGATTAATGGACATACTGACGCACCGTTTATTTTCGGCAAATACAGGGTTGTTTCTGACAAGCCTACAGATGATAAGCGTTACCGCAATGTGACGGCTTATGATGCCTTGTATAATGTAGGAGAAGCAAATGTGGCATCGTGGTACAACAGTTTAACTTTTCCGCTTACACTTAAGGCATTCAGAAATAGTTTTTTTGCTTACTTTGGAATAGAACAGGTAGAGACTACGTTAGTTAATGATGACATGGAAGTGGCAGAAACCATAAAACCAAGCGAACTTTCTGGCCAGACGGTCATGGAAGCAATCTGCTCGATAAATGGATGTTTTGGCCATATTAACCATGATGGAAAATTTGAATATGTTTTCCTTAAAGAAATAATATCCGGTTTATATCCACATAAAGGATTATATCCACAGAAAGGATTATACCCTAGAAAAGGTTCTGAAAAAGAAAAGGTTACTGGTGGAAAATACAAATCAGTCAGATATGAAGATTTTGTCTGCCAAAAAGTTACAAAAGTGCAGATAAGACAATCAGAAAATGATATTGGTGCAGTTTACCCGGATACAGAAATTACCGAGAACGACAACAGTTATATTTTGCAAGATAATTTCCTTGTTTATGGAATGGGGGCAGATGCCCTAGAAACGGTTGCAAAAAATCTGTATGAGGTTATTAAAGTTGTAAAATATAGACCTTATAACTGTGAAAAAATAGGAAATCCTTGTTTGAGCCTTGGAGAAGCAGTCAATGTATATACGGCTAAAGAAATCATAGAAAGCTATGTGTTGAGTAGAACATACAAAGGAATCCAACAACCGACAGACACCATATCAGCAAGCGGAAAATCTCCAAAGTACAGTGAACAAGTAAATGGAATTAACAAAAGTATAATTCAACTCCGAGGCAAGACTAATGAGTTGGAGCGTAATGTAGAAGAGACCCGGTCCGAAATCAAGGATGTAGAGAATGGACTGGATACAAAGATTACACAGACAGCTGGAAAGATTGAACTTGAATCAACCCGTGCGCAAGGGGTAGAAACAGATCTGGCGGCGGCAATTTCTGTTCAAGCCGACCAAATCAAGTTGAAAGTTTCCAAAGGTGATGTCAGTTCGCAGTTGAGCGTTGAGAGTGGACAGGTAAGTATTTCTGGAAACCGTTTTGTATTGGAAGCAGATAACTGTAGCATATCAGCAGATGGAACTATAACAGCTAAAAATGCAGTAATGACTGGTAGTTTTAAGTCTATAGGGGAAGACGGGAGTTACACAGAAGTATCATCAGGTGAAATTAAATTTTATAACGAACTATTGCAAAGCACAGGATCTATAAAAGGATTGGGACAATATCTTACTATTGATGCTTCAATGGTAAGTGTAAGCGGAATTTTAGTGGTAGGAAATGGAGCAACATATGATTCACAATATGTAAAAAACATATCAACAACTTCTCAAATATTAGGCAGTAAGACAGTACTGACAAGTGCCACATTAAGTGTCACAAAAAATTATATAAATGGAACCGTATCAGATGTATCTTTGGTAACACAAACAGCCAATGTTGCTGATTATCCTGGACATAATGTTAATTTTATTACAGGAGTTTCATCACTTGGAGGTTTGCTCACTGCAACATCTGGAATTGTCACACTTATGACGTAGGAGATTTATTATGGTAAAAAAAATATTTATTCTTCAAACGATTATTGGAAAAACAATGAAAGAAGTAATGGAAGAAAGGCAAGAAATTCAGCAATATATAGCTTTTACCATTGGAATTTCCACGTTTACGGAAATCAATGCAACATTGTTTAGTACGGAAGATGGCGATGGTTTTGAAGAGTTTATGAAGCAACTTATTGACATGTCGGATACAGTGGTTGCACAGAGCGGATATGAGGTATCTGAACTGTGCAAAAATCTGTATGCGTATGCAGAAGAGCAAGGAAAAGAAATCTATGTAAGGGAGAATTGATATGGCCGCAAATTTTGAGATTAAGAAATTAAAAAGCAACCTTGTGACAGTATTAAATCAAACACCGTTGCCTATCGAGGTGAAAAGGCTTGTACTGTATGAAGTATATTCGGAGACTAAACAGTTATCAGATATGCAGATTATGAAAGAGGAAAGCGAGGTATCTGCAGATGGTGTTGAATAAGGTTTATACCAGAATTAACTGGGAAGATTACCCCAGTGAAAACACGGATTTAGATGCATACAATCTTAATCAGATGGATTCTGCTATTGATGCGTTGGACAACCGTATCATATTACAGGATGCCTTAAAAGTAGACAAGTCTGCAATAAACGGAAACATTTCTGATTGGACTATGGATAAAACAACCGGTGTTATTACTATTACAAAATACAACGGTGAAAAGATTATTTTTGACCTTAATATTGAAAAAATACCTGTTGGATTTTCCATGTCTGATGACGGAATCATTACCATGACTACAGAAGATGGAACACAGTTTACGGCTGATATTGGTTCTATGATTCCGGTGTTGACATTTGAAGATTCTGCAACCATAGCTGTATCCGTGAATGGTACTGGAAAGAATAAGACTTATTCTTTTTCAATCAAAACAGGATCAGTAACAGATGCTATGCTACAGCCTAATTATTTAGCAGATATTAGAGTAGAATCCGCAAATGCATCTGCTTATGCGCAATCCGCAAATGCAAAATCTGTATTGGCTGAATCTTATGCCATAGGTGGAACCGGAACAAGAGAAGGAGAAGATACCGATAACGCAAAGTATTATATGGAACAGGCAAAACAGCAAACAGGAGGCATACCTACAAAAGTCAGCGAATTAGAAAATGATGCTGGATACATCACCAAAGATGTTGACAATTTAACTAATTACTATGACAAGATTACTACCGACCAAAAATTAGCCAACATTGACTTGACTGATTATCTCAAAAAGACAGGTGATGCTTCCAACACAACCGTAACATTTACCGAGCCAACCGAACTTGCACAGCCGACCACAGGTGAGAAACTCAGCGGAATTATCGGCAAGGTTAGCCTTGCGATAAAGAACATCAAAACATTAATTTCTCTAATAGGAAATACTGATATTTCATCAATCGGAAACGGCACTGTCACGGGGGCAATTAGTGATGTAACTGGCAAGTTAAGCAACTTTGAAAATGATTCTGATTTGTCATTGGCTAACTGCACA